ATGTCTGACCGTATGGATTAAAAATCCATATGGTCAGCATCATGCTGTTTGTATGGACTATGATGCCCCGGGGCATCAGTCCACTCAACCAGACATTAAGAGATACTCTATTAGATTTACATAATTATGCAGCAATGGCATTGATGCTTTTGGACGAAGGCGATAATGTCTAGACATCCATACGGTCAGCATGATGCTAAATGTATGGAACGTGATGCCCACGGGCATCACACCACCCATTTAGACATTATTGCCTACTATTTTTTTGTGTACGTTTCACTGAAGTCTTCTTTTTGGATTTTGTTTTTTGGAAGTTTCCGCCACTAGTTGATGGTTTCTTTTCTTGGCTTTTGCGTGGTTCACGATGTTTTATACTAGAAGCAATTTTTTCTTTCCTTTCTTTCTCATGTTTTATTTTTTCATCTTTCGCCTTTTTTATACTAAATACTTCTTTGTTTTCAGGTGGCTCAAATGTCACATTACCTTCATCTACAAGTTCTTTAAACCTTCTAGTCAATTCATCGTCTAAAAATTGACAGTTTATTTCCGCTTTATTTGTTGCATTTATTTCACCTTCAATGAGGTTCATATATAGCGAGATTTCATATTCATCCTCTGCGCTATCTCGTTTACGCAGTATAACAGACACATTCCATAGGTCACTAATAGAAGAAGGATATACACCTTCATTTATCAATTTGCTCGCGGGTTCTAAAATGTTTTCATAAAATGCATTGCTTTTATTTGTAAAATAATTTTCCAGCATTTCAGAGAACTCCTTATTGAGAGATTTGATAGGAAACTGTTTCATAAACTTTTCCTGAATAAAAGAAACCGTACTTACAAATGTTGCATATGTATTTGTTTTTAGTTCGTCCAATATTAATGCATTAAAACTATTGGCCTTATCCAATTCTGTATTGTAGTTTACAAAAATACCTGTAGATTTTTTGGGGAAAAAATCGGTCTGTATTTGATTTAGAAGCTTTATATGGTTGGATAATTTAATGATTTTCGCCAATTTTTCCCCGATTGTTCTAGAAATATCTATTTTTTTTGATGTCAGTAATTTATCGAATAGTGTTTTTATACTCTCGGTTATGTTGAGTATATCATTTGGCGTAGGCGTTGATAAATTATTTAATTTTTCAATGTAATTTATTATGTTATCAATAACCCCATCTATTTCCGCATATTCTCCTCGGAGATTTTCGCTTTTGTTTATCTCTTGAAACCGGTTATAACGTGCAATAACAGTTTTAAATATTTCCTGTTGTATATTTTGAATATCGGATTTAACTGCATTTTTAATATTGTCCAATGACATTTTTGCAGTAAAGTTGGTTTCACCCTTGAAAGAAAATGCGTCAATATTTGATTTACCTAGTTCTATAATTTCCTGGTCGAGTTTGGTTATTTCGGATTGTATGGTATCTATTTTTGTACTCATCGCATTTATAGCATCTGTTGTTATAGCATCTATACGTTTTGTTACCTCATCAATAAATATTCGATTGTCTACAGAACTTGGTCTATAAATTTGGGAAAAGGAAGATTTGGTATATTTTACCCCCGGTATTATCATAATATTAGTATACTCTGGTGGAACCGTGATATTTTCGAACAATACTCCATCTATTACCGCTTGCTCAGGAGCTTGTTTTTTATTTTGCCCACCAACTGGGACCGCGATTGCTATTGAAATTAACTTGTCCAAGTTTTGAATATATTGCTCTATTTGTTCTTTTCCAAAAAACCATGTATTACGTTCGACATATCCTTTTTGTATTTTATCACGTTCGGTTTCTTTACTTGTTTTTTGGGCATTTTTTTCTGCTATTTTTGTTACTTTATCGGCTCCATCATATAATTTATGTAATTTAACTAAATCATGTTCAATATCATTTTCACTATATTTAAAGTTAAACTTTTCTTTGAAACGAACAAATTGGGTCAACGGGGGTTTGTCTTTTACAAATGTATCTATAAAATATTCCGTCAATTTATCTAATTCCTTTTCAATTAGTTCCGCCTTTCCGGGCTCTATGACCAGATATTTTTTTATAATATCAATCATATCTTTTTTAATATCATCGGGGTTATAAATACGTTTTTGACTATACAATTGTTCTATTTCCTCTGCTGAAATGCGTAATTTATCTGCGCCAGAACTAGTAGGTGATGTACTTAGTCCTTCTGTTAAGGTTTTCGTATCACTCTCAATATCTTGTGCTATTTTGTTATATATAGTTTTTTTCCACTCTTCATATTGAATAAGTTTGTTGACAAGTTCTCTATAGATTGAATTATTCAATACATCATTCAACCAAATTACTTCAGTAACGGTGCAAACCCCACTTGACGTATTGAGATACGAATATTTACCGCCATATACGATAGATTTAATTTCACCTATTGAAATCTTTATTGGTGGGCTCTTTTTTTTCAAATATTTATTGAAGGACGTGTTTATATTATTTTTATAGGGGTAGCTTGTTGGAAATAGAAATTGCAACATAATCATAATGTTTTTATCGGCATTCCTCTCTGATGAACCGCCTGTTTTTTCAATGGCGGGTGGTTCAATGGCGGGTTTTTCAACGGGGGTTTCTCGATTTATTATAACCCGTATAAACTCTCTCTTGTCGAAAAAAATATGGAGTAATTCACTATATGTTTTGTTAGACAGGATGTCTTCTGGATATTCAATATCTTCTGTAAAAAACGGATATTCTGACTTTTTTGTCCAAGCAATAGGTGGTTCTATAGATGCATTATGTATTTTTGATAATGTCAATTCATATGGATGTTTATCAACATTTGTTTTAACCATTATCTTTAATGTTTTGACATTTTTAACTGACATAATAGTTCTCTTATATTATGTCAATATAAAATAAAACCGAATATTTTACGTTACGGTCAGACATTAATGTCTGACTGTATGGATTTTTAATCCATACGGTCAGCATGATGCTGGTTGTATGGACTATGATGCCCCCGGGCATCAGTCCCCTCCCCAACCAGACATTAATGACAACGGTTATGCATACGCTGCATAATCACTATATTGTTTCTGTACCTTCTGTTTTTTGGCCTTTTCTAATGTTTCTTCGGCGGACTTTATTTGTTCTGGTGTAATAACGTTATCGTCGTTTATTAGAGATACGTGATAATCCGTAAAATTAGAGGGTAAACAGCAAAATGTACTTTGTTCATTCAATACATAATCTACCATTATCATAAATACGATTGTGATGATAAGTGCGATATATATATCACGTGTACCCATCCATGATATAGCAAATACCAATATATCACGACTAAATGTATATTTCAAATAGGCTTCCATTGTTTTGCTTAATTTTATGGTCACGAACCTAGATGCAATATTGAGAATAATAATCATAAGCCCGGCAAATATTTTGCTATTGTTGATGTTCGTTATATGATTATGTAAATAACCCATCATAGTAAATGGGACTTTTGGCATTTTTACCGGTTTAGACGGTGCAACCAAAGGAGCTGGCATAGACATTTATTTAGGTATATATTAATCATGCGATTTTTATTTATTTGGTATTGTGGATTTTATTTAATGTCTGGTTCGTATGGATTTTTAATCCATACAACCAGACATTAATTGTCAGACAATGTCGCGAAAGGCTCGCTTTTGACCCATATTGCTGGAACAAACTCTGTGATTTTTTCTAAAACACGATTTAGCGAAAAATCGTCGGATGTTTTCGGTTTCAGAGTTTCATCCACTTTCAATTGTTCTTCTATAATAGAAAACTCGCATGTATCTGAACATGGATTACATTTTTCATTGGTGAAATGTATGTCAGGATATACATGTTGCATCATTTCCATATTTATAGGAGAACCTTTATTCAATAATACGTCGGTTTTGCAATTTTGCGATTTAAAGTCATCCATGGTGGAAAAGTTCTCCAATTCAATCAGGGGTTTGTTCCGAATGCTATACACCGAATAATAATATACAATGATTACTATGCAAATAAATACCCCATGTACCGCACTTATATTGGAATAATGCACAATCAATAGAATTGCTATAACTCTTCCTAAAGGAGATACTGCAATGTTCTCCATTTGCTTTTCATATAATATCAAGCCTGACAATAGTATGACCGGTATCAGATTACTGATTATATCGAGCATATTTATATATTATATACTATTTCAATATATAAATATAAATAGGAATATGTTATCAAATAATTATCTGCATACTTTTTAAGATACTTATAAAAAATGTCCCTATTAACTTATGCATCTCCTTGGTCATCAGCAGAGAATAATACAAAAAAAAGGACACCCTCTATACGTAAACCAATGAAATCATCTGCCGATATGAACGATAATGGCGGAGAACCAGAGGTATATACAATAACCCCATCTGCACCAACGCCAAATGATACTCCTCAAACATTAGATGAAGTTCAGGCTTACCAGGAAGAAAACGGCAGTAAAGTATATGAGCTATTGAATAAAATGTCTTCATTGGATGCTGAAAATGACGGGGCTCATTTAGCGAACTTTTCCCCATTATCCCCGCCTGATATAAACTCGAAAACCCAATTTGTCCAAAAAACCCCGGAATATAGCAACCTACATACCGTGAACCATTCGCAAAATGTGTATTCATCGGATAACCGGGGTTTAGGAAACTTGACAAATTATCAACAGGTGTATAATTCGGGTACGCTATTCAAAAATAAACCGTATTATGCAAATATGGGTATTCAAAACGGCAGTATGGACAATAAATTGATGGAGCGCATTAATTATATGGTACATTTGTTGGAAGAACAACAGCACGAAAAGACTGCAAATATAACGGAAGAGTTTTTGCTATACACATTTTTAGGCGTATTTGTTATTTATGTAGTAGATACATTTTCGCGTAATGGCAAATATGTTCGGTAATCATCTATGACGCCCCCGGGGTGCCAGCCACGGCTTATGTGGGTATTGTCTGTTTGTAGTATATATCACATATGTGATATGTGATATATGACCATCTAGTTCCGCTCCATATATAGATTACATTGCTCTTTCTAAAATATACAGGTATTGATTTTCGTCCCCGTTTTGTTTCGACATGTCTATTTTTGCATGGACAATAAACCCTCTACGGATTGCTATTTTCAATATAGCATCAATGGAATCCATATAGAGAGTTTGTTCGTTTTGGCGAATATGTCCATTTTTGTCAGAGAACTTTTCGGTAAGCGTGACTTTTGTGTCTTCTTTAGGGAAACTATAATCGGCAGAATAAGAAAATCCTGGGAAATCTATCATTGTTTTTGTTATCCGGGATTGTGTATATTTTTTATAACTAATATTGTTTATTGAAGAGGGTGACATGGCAGCAGGTATAATCGGATCAAACTTATTGCGGTCTGCCAAATGTAATACGAGATATCCATTCGGCACGAGCCAGTAATAACAATTTTTGAAAAACGCTTCTTTATCTGGTAATTCGTATATAGTAAACCCCGTGCAAAGAATATGTGAAAATGTATTATGGTCAAATACCATAGGGTCGGCTACGTCTTTGCAGACAATTTCATTATTAGGAAACTCTTTTGCGCATTTTTCCACCATAGCGGGTGATTTATCGATACCATAGACCCGATATCCTTTGTATTCCAGTGCATTTACTAAATGTCCAGTTCCACTGCCTACATCTAAAAACACACTGTCTTGTGTGGGCTGTGTCATTTGTATTACTGTATTTATTTCAAATGGAGAACGCTGTTCAGGTTTCATAATCAAATCATATTTTTCCGTATAAAACTTGTCGTATATGTCGCCGTTTTGTCTTAAAACAAACATGTCATTTTGTTCAAATCCTTCTTGTCTAGCCGTCGGGTTTTGCTTGTTATGCACTATGACTAACACTAGCAAAAAGGCTAGAATAAAAAGGAGACGAAGCCACATTTTATTCGGGGTTTTTGCATACATAATGGATTTAACTGTAACTAAAAAATTATGAATGAATGATAAAACGACTGATTTAGACATTATATATGTAATGTGTAGATTTTTGTATTGGATTGTTTTCTCCCAAAATAACAATTATAGGGAGAACCTGTTGTATATTATTATTATTTGGATACCTATTTCTATGCATTCGTATTTCGTAATTGAGTTCTCGTGTGATTGAAAAATCGGTCTTTTCCTACAGTAGAATGTGCTATGTTTGGATGTATATTGGTATTGTATTCAGGCTGGACAAACAATAGCGAATGGGTTCCGCCTTGGGCGGAATATTCACCGGGTGCAGCGTATATAGTAGGTATATACAAATCACTGGATTTATTTGGAATGAATGTCCCTTTGTCTCCGCCTTTTTGTAAGGCGAAAAACTGGTTACGCAACTGCATTTCTTTGTCTACGTTATTCATGTAACCAGTAACCGGGGCTCTTGCATTTCCTGGATTGAAATTAAACTCTACATTGTGGTCTAAATGTTGTTCTAGTGCAACAGTTGGTATAGTTCTCCTATCAATAATAGGGAAAATGGAATATTTCGTGGGTACTGGACGAAAATCCAGATTTGGTTGCAATTGTGCATTTGGAAATTGGCGACTACCAATACGGGCGTTCAATTCATCCGTTCTCTCATTTTGTCCATAATATATACCCTCTGGCACACCATGTATTTTATTCGTTTCCATAAGGTTCATTCTTAAATATATACTCTTGTGACAAAAAAATATACATTTTACACCTATACACTCTCCGCCTAAATAGATACGCTATGTACCCATATCCCACTGTCATCAGTCCACCAAGCCAGACAATAAATAATAATAATAATAATAATCAAAAAATATAAACACATCACGAGAACATTGTTATAACAATGCCTAAATACATTATTCGCATATTTTCAAACTTTTGCAGTTCGACAGAATGTAAAACAAAGTTTGAGTCCATTGATGAAGCATTTTTAATGGAGAACTATGGCTCCGATGGAGATATATATATTACAGATGGCGACGAGTTCACACACGCCATTATTTTAAACACTGCTATGCCACTATTGCGCAATATTCCGAAGGAGAACGTTATAGGATTAGCATATGAACCGCCCCATTTTTTGCAACTACATACACCCTTTATTGCCTATGCAGAAAGGTTTATTGGAAAGTATTTTATAGGACAATCATATGGACTTCCCGCCCCATTTATAGAGCATTCGGGATATATGTGGCATACTCCCCCATTAAGTAATATTCCCACTAAAAAACCCCGCATTATGTCTATTATGGTTAGTCAAAAAACCATGGCCCCGGGTCATAAATATAGACACGAATTGGTGAAACATATATTGGCGAGTGATTTGCCTATTGATATTATGGGCCGGGGATGCGCATATTATCCGGAAGATAGTCGTCTAAAGGGTGGGTTCGATGGATTGGAACCTTATTTATCTTATCAATTTCATATAGCTATAGAGAACTTTCAATTGAACCATTATTATTCGGAAAAAATAATGGACCCCCTTTTTTGTGGAACAACGCCCATTTATTTAGGATGTCATCATATTGATAGATATTTTCCCAATATGGTGATAAAACTTACTGGTAATGTGGGTATAGACATGAAGATGCTGACTGATATACTGCGAATTCCCTCCGCATATAGACGGGAAATTGATATAGAGATGGTCAAACAGACAACTAGTCTGGTGAAAAATATTCCGCTGCTATTTGGATAATGTCTGACCGTATGGATTAAAAATCCATATGGGCAGCATCATGCTGGTCGTACGGATTTTCAATCCACACGACCAGACAATAAGGGATTCATAAAAATATTCTAAAATTACATGTGTATGTATATAATGGTATTGACTGGTCGTATGAATTGCAACTCCATATGGTCAGACATTAGGATATCGAGCAATTAGGCATATTCATCTTCTAACCATACATCTATATCCATATCCACATCTATATCATTATCACTTGTGGTCGCATTCGAATTGTCTACATGTAAATACCATTCCTTCACTCTAGTTCGAATATATTTGAAGAAATGGTATGTACAACACAAACATCCAAATGTCAATATATTGGTGACAACACTTACGACAACTATTTGTTGCATTTCCGGCCCAATTGTATCAAGTCGCCATGGGTTCGGTGGCGATGGGGATGGGATTGGTAGAAATGTATTATTGCTATAAATTGGTACAAATGTACGTTCGGTTGGTTCCAAAGTGTCTTCACTTGGTTCAAATGAGTGAAATAATTCAACATAATCCTGATAAACGTATTTTCTTGACATATTTCTAGTTTATATGGTCATAAAAAAATATCCAGAATAAATAATCGTCCTGATACTCTCTTGCATATATTAATGTCTAGCTGTGTGGATTTTTAATGGCTAAATGTGTGATGTGATGCCCCGGGGCATCAGTCCACTCAATCAGCATGATGCTGATCGTAGTGGTTTTTAACCACTACGAACAGACATTAATGATATGGTTTATTACACATACCATAAATCCTTGCGCTTGAATGCGGCTATTTTGGTTTCCATTCCAACCATCCAATTTGCATGCACAAAATAAACCGGATAGGTCGACGCGTTAAATTGCTCTTGGATATTTCGATAAAATGGGTTCTCATTTAGTTCACTGAAATATAATAACCCATTTGGGAATTGCATTTTGTTTAGCGGCATTATATTGATTACATTGGGATTTTGTATCAATATCTTCATCAATATAATTTGGTCGTTGTCTTCTGATGTCCTATTTTCGTAAATACTTTTCACCAACTTTAGCGTAGTCGGTTTTGGAAATAATAACATACATCCTGTGCATAACATATTTATATCGTCCTGCATTATTGCATGATAGTTGGTATCCTTTAGTTTATTGTATACATCATTCAGGTTTTGCAATACTACGGTATCTATGTCTAAATACCATACCGGTTGGTTTCTTTCTAATAGTTCTCCTATTACTTTGTATCGGGTATACGATAATGTATTAAACTCGGACGTTCCAAAATCCGCCTTTTCTTTTGCTAAATCTACTGCGGGTTCTATTACTAGTTCTACCGGATGCCCCTTTTCTAGCAACATATCATAACTTTCGCGGTCTGTAACATAGGCTCTATAATTGGTAATGCGGTTTCGTCGGAGTGATTCCAAATGATTCAGAGCAAGCGGCATTCCGCCTAAATTGAATACCGAAATAAACAATACTTCTTTTGACATATGTTTTACGGGTTTTTCGTTATTGTTTGTATCTGTATGTCTTTGTATGATTTTATACAAAATTGATTTTCACATATATATAAATAGAACGTGTTAGTCTATTTATATATTTATATATTTATTATTCCCTAATCCCTAATCCTTATCATATCTATTACACAAAATGGTGAAAATCTGCGATACAACTATGTATTCCGAAGAGGCTGAGAGAACATATGCCGAATATTTTGCACAATTTGGGTTTCCACTTAGTCCATTCCAAAAATATGCTATAGAAGCTATTATAGAAGGACATCACGTCTTAGTAACGGCACATACCGGTTCAGGTAAAACATTACCCGCGGAGTTTGCTATACAACACTTTGTAAAGGGCGGAAAACGCCTCATTTATACCAGCCCGATTAAAGCCCTTTCCAATCAAAAATACTACGAGTTTTCGAAAAAATACCCGCACATTTCATTCGGTTTATTAACTGGGGATATAAAAACAAACCCGGAGGCTGATGTTCTCATTATGACTACGGAAATATTGATGAATGCACTATTTCGCAAAACTAGCGGGGGCGGGGGCGAAGCCCCCGAGGCGGGATTGCAATTCCAGATGGATATGGAAACTGAATTGGGATGTGTCGTCTTCGACGAAGTACATTATATCAATGATTCCGAAAGGGGGCAAGTATGGGAGAAAACAATACTATTACTTCCTTCCCATGTGCAGATGGTAATGCTATCGGCGACTATTGATGCGCCAGAGAGATTTGCCGAATGGTGCGAGCGTGGAGGTTTAGGCGATAAACAAGTATACTTGGCATCTACCTCGCATCGTGTGGTTCCATTGACACACTATGGCTTTCTCACTGTAACGGAAACAATTTTCAAGGGAATGAAAGATAAGGCACTTGAAAAGGACTTGCGCGATAATACAAACCGACTGATTACATTGCGTACCGACCGAGGTCAATATGTGGAATCTGGATACAAGGACTTGAAACGTATTTTAGGCGTTTTCGAAGACCGCGACGTTCGCCTAAAACGCAAAGCTGTATTAAATAATCTGGCACTTTTCCTGCGAGACCGTGAAATGTTGCCCGCTATCACATTCGTATTTTCCAGAAAAAACGTCGAATTGTGCGCCCAAGAAATAACCGTTCCATTGCTCGAGTTTGATAGTAAAGTCGCCTATACAGTTTCACGCGAATGTGAACAAATTGTCCGCAAATTGCCGAACTTTAGGGAATATCTAGAATTACCCGAATATCAAACACTAGTAGCATTATTGGAAAAGGGGATTGGTATTCATCACTCGGGAATGATACCTATTTTGCGAGAAATTGTAGAATTGATGATTTCCAAAAAATATATCAAGCTTCTGTTTGCAACGGAATCGTTTGCTATAGGCCTGGATTGTCCAATCAAAACCGCCATATTTACTAGTCTAAAGAAATACGACGGCAATGAGGAGAGATATTTGCTATCGCACGAGTATACTCAAATGGCGGGACGCGCGGGTCGACGCGGAATTGATACGATTGGTCATGTAGTTCATTGCAATAATCTATTTCCCTTACCAGGTTCAAGTGAATATACTACGATATTATGCGGAACTCCGCAAAAACTGGTTTCTAAGTTTCGGATTTCCTATCCCATTATGTTGGGATATTTAGGAAAATCGGAAACCCCCGTTTCTACAAAAACATTTGTGGATTTTGTGGGAAAAAGTATGATACATCATGAAATCGAAAAAGAAATTGCGCAACAAACCGCGTTACTCACTCAACTGCATGACCAAATTGGGCGAAAAACTCACATGTTGGAGTTATTGCAACTTCCTATAGAGGTTTGTCGTAATTATATAGATTTAGAAACAAAAGCAAAACAGGCGGTCAATAAAAAGCGTAAGGAACTGGAACGCCAAATGCAGGCTATCAAAGACCAATATAACCAATATAGGAATATTGCCGAAAATTGTAAGACAGTGAAAGAATATGATGAATTGGTTGCATTGAAACTCAAAGAAGAACGCCAGTTACAAAGCACACAAGGGTATATATATGAGCAAGTAAAACAGGTAGTAGGTATATTGACAGAATTGGGATTTATAGAACAATCTGAGTCATCGGAAGACTATATTCCTACACAAAATGGGAAAATGGCGGCCGAAATTGCCGAAATACATCCACTTGTTTTCATACAACTATTGCATCATACGGATGGTTTCCAACAGTTTACTCCGAAACAATTGGTGGGATTGTTTTCATGTTTTACAGATATAAAGGTTGCTCAGGATTTGAAACTGGGACGTCCAAACTCTCATGATTCACTATTGCAGAAAACAGTGGAGAAAATGGCCACATTGTTTCATACTATGGCAGATTTGGAATATGAAAGGTCAATGGATACAGGCATCAATTACCACAATGTATTGATGTATGATTTAGTTGACCAAATAGCAGATTGGTGTGATTGTGAAACAGAACAAGAATGTAAGTATTATATCCAGCAGATATTGGGAGACAAAGGGATTTCAATAGGGGACTTTAGCAAAGGTATTTTGAAAATAGCTACGATAGTAAAAGAAGTAGGTGCACTTTGTGAAAAATACGGCCATATAGAATTACAACATAAAATGGCGAGTATAGAGCCGATGATACTCAAATATATCACTACTGCCCAGAGTTTGTATGTGTAAATATTCTGTACTATTAGTCAGTTTTCGTCATCATCATCATCATCTGTGTCAGTGTCTGTAGAACTGTCCGTATCGCCTGCTATAACGATTTCGTCATCACTATTACTGGCATCATCGTCACTATCATCATGAATATTATTATTTGAATTGGTAGTATCCTCTGTAACGGGTGTTGTATTGTGTACAGGAACTGTAGTTAATGTATGTCCACCTATTTGGAATAACGGTTGTGATGTAATGATAATAAAGGGGAGATTTTCGTTTTGGTCATTATCGTCTTCGTCATCGTATTCGTGTATTGTTTCATCATGATATTCGGGTTCAATAATTTCTAAATGATTTTTTTGATATGTTTTTACGTCCATTGGTTCATCAAAGTTTGGACATTTTTGGTTATACACAATTTCTTTACGCATAGTTTTAGAAAACATTACACGCTTTAGTCTAATGATTTTGCGACCAAATGCAGGATTATATTTATATAGACGGTCCAATTTATAGTTCAATTCATCCGTAGCATTTATAACGCGGTATTCTTCAGCAGAATACAAAATTGTATAATATAAAAACAAATAAGGACGCATAATAGTGGCTAAAATATCTCGCGGATACGTCTTCTCAATAACAATTTTAGGCTGATATTTTTTCAACATAGCGTCAATATGTACATATAGTTCGTTCGATTGACTGTTGTGTATCATGCTTTTTATTGCTATATTACGGATATTGTTTTCATTCTCATCACGAAACTTCCGTAAATCAAAATCTACCAAAAAGTAATTGTGAAACAATTGGGGCATAATAATAGCAGTTTCTTTTATAAAAAAATAAATGTTATAAAGAGATGATTTATTAAACGGAACATTATTGTATGGATTTTTTGCCATTATTGGTTCCACAAAAAAATGGGGGGCGTTTGAAAGAGCCGCCGAAATACTGTTTGCTAAATTGGCTGCAGTAAACAAATATATTTTACCCTGTTGCAATAATGAGAAGACATTGCGGTTTGTTCTGCAGAGTGGGGTCATATACAAATCATGGTTTATTTGTATAACAGAATGTTTGTGTCTCCATATATGGGCAAATCTCGCAAAAGCATGATAATGCCTTTGTATATCTCTAAATAAATCCATAAACTGACCATCTACATTTAAAATAAAATTGTTCAGATTTTTCTTTAAAAATACATATTTTATCTGAGCCATAGTATACACATATCGTTCTTTGTTACCGGGTGTGGGAGCAATATTGTCCCAATCGTCTTTATATAAGAATATACTATTGGCCATATAAAAAAGAAAATCGGCATAGGCCGGATTTTTGTGTATAGTGATGGACCCGCTATTTACAATAGCAGAAAATAACTGAGCAACTGGGCATTCGGGCGTATGATATGCATTGTATACTTCGTGTATCGTATTATTTGGATACAATGTTTTCATAAGTATTGTATTGAATAATTCCATAATATTGAACTATATGATATTTCAATAGTATGAAAAATTATGTTTATCTTGTTTTACATTTTATTGTATGGTTGTGTGGATTAATGTCTAGCTGTGTGGTGTGATGCCCCGGGGCATCACGTTCCATACATCTAGCATGATGCTGATCGTAGTGGTTTTTAACCACTACGATCAGACA